CCCCATCCGTTCGAACATGGCGGGACGCGGCGTCATTGCGGAGCCGTCAGCTTTTCGATCTCGGCCTGAAGCTTGGTGACTTCGGCGGCCAGCGTCGCATTGTCGGTCTCAAGCTGCTCGTTCTGCTCCAGCAGCGTGTTGCGATCCCCGATCGCGCCGTCACGCTCCGCCGTTAGCCGGTCATTGTCGGCCGAAAGCCTGTCGTTGTCGGCTGAAAGCTTCTCGATCGCCTCGCGAAGCCTGTCGAGATCGACAGAAGGCACGGGCGCTGCGGCCGTCGCGTCGGGGCCGGCGGTAAAGGCGCCGAAATTCTTGCGGAAATTCTCCGCTTCCTCGGCCGTGATCCCGCCGGTACCGACCGGAACCGGCTCACCCGGCCTGTAGGTTTTCTTGCCGACCTTGACGGTCACATTGAACTGCTCGGTTTTCTTGCTCATCGGAGCGTCCTTTCAAGTCCTGATATCCGCCGGCTGGAAAAACCGGCGGATATGCGGACGAACACGGGGTTAGGGATTAGCGGACCAGCGCGAACAGGCTGGCGTCCGGCTCCGGAGCGATCGGAAGCGGTGCTGCCTGCGTCTGGACGATGGTTCGCGACGGGTTCCGTTCCCGCCACATGTCCGGGAAGCGCTCCATCGACAGGAGCGCGTCGTTGTCGAGGATGGCGCCGTAAGCGAAGTGGCCCATGAAACCGAAGGGATCGAAGATCCCGACGCCCATGGACGGCCAGAAGTTGTTGCGCACCCCGCCAACCGTGTAGGGCTGCGAATACTGGATAAAGGTCAGTTCGCCGATGGTGCCGAGAACCGCGTAATACTTGTTCTCCGCTCCGGTGCTGACCGGGCCCAGCTGCATGATGCCGCCATCCTGGCGCCTGTTGTCGAGCGCCTCGAGGAAGCGCAGCGACTTCTTCAGGAGACCCGCAGCGCCGGGACCGAGCAGGACCTCGCGGGCGGTGAACCCACTGGTATCGGAGAGCAGCTGCGCCCACGCCTCGATATCGTCCATCGGATCGACGCCGGCTTCGCCCCAGCGCGCTGTACCGGCGAGTGCGATCGTCAGCGCGGCATTACGGCCGAAGATGACGGTCTGCGTCGGATAGTCCTCGCCCTCGACGATCACCTGACCGGTACGGATGACCTGCGAGCACATGAATTCCTCCCGCCGGGTGATCCGCTGGTCCTGGTCGTCGATGATCGTCGCCAGATTGTAGGCGTAGCGCTGCGCCGGCGAGTTGCGGCCGCCGATCGGCTCGCCCGGCATGCGGATCATGTTGCCGCCGGGGCGAAGCGTGTTCTGCGGCTTGACGTAAGCCGGCGTGAAGCTGGTCGCCTTGAAGCCGCGATTGGCCGAGTCCTTGCCCGGCACGTCCGGATGGACGAACGGCGCGAGCTCACGGTCGGGCAGGATCTTGTCGAAGACGATCTGTTCCATGTCGGAAAGGACCGTGGTCGAGAAATAGCGATCGCGCAGGAATGCTTCCGGGCGATCGCGGGGAGGCAGAACCGCAACGAGTTCCGCGGTGGAGAGGAGAAGTTCTTCCATGTTTGTGGTGTCCTTTCGGTCTCGGGCTTACTTCAGGACGCGCACGTAGAGGGGAGCGCCTGCCTTGCGGAAAGCGGCCTCGACGGTCGCGGCCGTGTGTCCGGCGCCCAGAATGAGTTTCGTCGAATCGAAGGCGCCGCTCGCGTAAGCCGCGGCAACGACATCGCCGGCGGACGCATCGCAATCGGTCGCCAGCACCAGTGCGGGCGTCTGCGAGCCGTCAGCAGCGGCCGAAGCGGACAGGGTGTATTTGTCCGATGTGGTGATGTTGCCGAGGACAGCACCCCGCTTGAGGTTCTGACCGCTGACGATGGTGATGTTGCGGGTGATGACCGGAACGTCGGAAACGAGCAGGTCGTTCGGGGCGAAGGTTGCTTCTCCCATGATCAGGAATCCTTCCGGTTACGGCCGTGGCGGGCCAGGATGGTGGAGCGGACGGTGGAGATCACCGCCTGTTTCTCGGTGGCCTTGCCGCCGCCCGGTGTGCCGGCGCCGAGCGTCGGGCTCTTTCCGGCCATGCGACCGGCAAGGCGCGAACCGCCGGCGGAAGCAGACGAGAGAAGCGCACCCGCTTCCTTGGCCGAGTAGAACCTCGAGCCGAAGGCAAGCTCGGCGGCGAGGCCCGGATTGTTCTCGGCCTTCGGGTGGGTGAGGATCGAGCGTATACGACCCTGCTCGGCGCGGCGGATTGCGCTTGCCGACGTCTTGCCGTCGTCGGTCTCTTCTTCCTCGGCCTCGGCGCTGGTGTCCTCTTCCTCGGTCTCGCTCTCCGGATTGGAAGAGCTATCCTCGGCGGAGGTGTCCTCCTCCTCGGTTTCGAGCACGTCCTCGTCTTCCGGCCGCTCGTCTTCCAGCCGGGAGCCCTTCTTGCCGCTAATCGCGGCGAGCACGCTCCGCGTGAGCGCGCTGCTACGCGTCAAGTTCGACATTCGTCGTCTCCAGTTGATGTTGGGGTTAGCCGGCTGTCCGGCTCAGTTCAGCTTCGAAGGCTTCGAGAACCTGCGAAGGGCGTGCAACCGCGTCGGCGAGGCCGGCATCAACCGCCTTCTGTCCGCGATAGACCCGCGCCTCAGTGGCGAGAGCGGATTGCTGTGTCAGCCGGCCGGCACGGTACCGCGCGACGGTCGCTGCGAATTCGACGCGAAGCTCCTCGAGCTCGGCGAGTTCCTGCTGAAGCACATCGTCGGGGATGGCCTCATAGGGATTGAAGTCGGCCTTGTGCTCGCCGGCCTTCAGGATGGTGACCTTGAGGCCTTCCTTTGCGAGCCAGGCGCTCATGTCGACATGCATCGAGATGACACCGATCGAGCCGCAGATACCGGTCTGCGGAATGACCAGCTGCCGGCAAGGTGATGCCAGCAGATAACCGGCCGAGCACGCATGATCCGTCAGGACCGCGATGGTGGGTTTCAACTGCGAAAGCTCGAAGATCTGCTCGGCGCAATCGAACGCACCGGTCACCTCGCCGCCATAGCTGTCGACCTCGAACACGACGGCCTTGAGGTCGTCGCGCTCGATGCAATCACGGACCTGCACTCCGATCGCTTCGTAGCTGGTCATGCCGCAGGATTTGCCGATCCACTTGCCCTTGTTGACGAGCGATCCCTCGATCTCAATCAGCGCAATGCCCGGCGCAACGAGCTCCGGCCCCTTGTAAAGGGCGTCATCCCAATAGTCGGTGGCATCCCGAAGCTTCTCGCCGACGAGGCCCATCTCTTCGCCGCCGGCGACGTGCGCTGGAGCGTCCGGGCTGCCGAGCACGCGCGGGCCAAAAGCCCGCGCAATGATGTCGCCCTTCGACGGATGCAGCATCAGCGGCGTGCCGAACATCCGACTGGCGATTTCGGGATAGTTCCTCATGCCGTTTTCCTTCTGGCAATCCTCGGGATGCCGGCCGGATGCCGATGCGCCGCGGTGCGGCCGTTGACCTCTTCCTCGGTTTCGTCGCCCGGCTCGGCTGGCGGAGCGGCGCTCGCCTGCGATCTGGCTTCGGGCTTGCCCGGGTCGGGATCAAGCCCGAGCCGCTCGTAGAACGCCCTTTCCCGCGCGCGCTGCTGCGCATCCATCTTCCAGTCCCGCCCCTGCTCGGCCGCTTCCTGCTGGAGCGTGGTCAGATTGCCGGCGAGCCGCTCGCTGGCAGCCTGCGCCTCGCGCAGCGGATCGATCCAGCCGCGGCCGGGGCCGATCCAGTCCGCATGGCACCATGCTGCCGGGTTCAGCTCGAAAGGAACGGCTCCCGCCGGGAGCTCGATCAGGCCCTTGTCGAACACCTCCTCGAGCCATGCCCGATAGATCGGTGCCATGAACTGCGAGGCGAAGCCGCCCTTCTTGGCGGTGAAGCCGCGCCAGATCTCGAGGAGTGCCGCGCGCGCCGACGAATAGTTCACCTGGCTCCAGTCCATGGTGAGCTGCTCGTAGGTGACGCCGATCGCACTCGCGACCTTGCGCAGCGCCGCATTGACGAAGGCCTCGAAATTGGCGTTCGGGTGCTCCGGCTTGGTCAGCGTCGCCTTTTCGCCGGGCTGCAGCGTGTTGATACGAACGCCGGGCAAATCGATCGGTGCGGCGCCGTAATAGGCCTTCTGCGCGGCCGACATTTCGCCGAAGAGCTTGGCGATACCGTCATTGCCGTAATCCGCGCCCATCGCTTCGAGCATCTCTTCCGGATCGAAGGGCGTTTCGATGAAGGCAGCCATGACAGCGTTCAGCATTGCCGCCTGGCTCTCATAGTCCTCGTAGTCGGTCGACTGCTTGATCGACCGCATGACCGGAGCCCAGTCGGAAACGCCGCGCGTCATGCCGGCGCGCTTCTGCTCGTAGGCGTGCACGACGATCGGGCGCCCCCATTCGGTCTCCCGATCGACATACTCCCAATGCCACAGGCCGGTATTGCCGGCGAAGAACTCGCCGGGATGCGCCTTGCGGAAGTGATAGCCGACCGGTGCGCCGTATCCGTCGATGGCGACGCCGTCGCGCAGGAATTCTTCGTCCATGCGGCCGTTCGGGTTCGAGCACCGGGCCGGATCGACGACATGGATTGCCGTCTGGAACAACGGTGCATTGTCCTGCCAGACGATGACGCCGAAGGCCTCGCCCTCGGGACCAAACCGCTGACGGGCGGCAAGGCCGAGAACGCCGGCCATGGTTTTCGTCCGCTCGGCGTCGCACCATTTGTCGACGTCCTGCGTGTAATCGCGCCACAGGGCCTCGATCTTGTCGGCGATCTCCTCCGCCTGCTCAAAGGTCATGTTGAGCGAGACGTGGTTCGGCCGCGCGGCGAGCGTCCAGCCGGAGCCGATGATGTTGTCGACGAGGCGCGAGGTGCCGGCTGCGCCCCAGCCGTCATTGCGTGCCACGTCGTTCAGCCGGTCGACGAGCTCGGAGCGCGACCAGGTCAGCGCCGACTGACCGGACCAGGTGCCCGGCCGCCATTTGGCGAACGACGGGTGATCGTAGGATGCACCCTGGTAGGCCGAGGACGCCATAAGTCGGTTTTTCGCGACCTGCACGCGTGCAGCCGCACGTACTGCCGGCGAAAGCGGCTTCGCATCGGGGCCGAGGATCGTGACGTCGCCGCTCATCCGAAGATCACTCCCCGGCTGCGCGCCCGGGCGAAGCGGCGAAGGCCGAGTTTCGCCTCGAGGTCGCGGACGTACTGACGCAGCGCGCCGATGTTGGCCGCGGCATAGGTGACGCTTTCGCCGTTATAGCTGAGCGAGATCTCGGCGCGGCCAAGCTCCATCTGGTGCAAGGCCTCACGTGCTTCGTCGAGCCGTGCCAGAAGCACGGCGCGTTCCTGTTCGGTCAGTGCCATATGGATGTTCCTAGCGGTTTCGCTGCGCTGCCCGGGCGGCGCGCGCGAGGGCGGCGGCGACGAGCGGCGATTGCTGTTCTGCCGCGGCGCTTTGGCCTGCGGCAGGTTCGGTCTTGACGGCGATCTGGTTCAGATGATCCTCGAGATCGCCCTGTTGCGGCGCTTCGAGGCGGCCGAGGCGATCGGCGATCGCGTCCCATTCCTCGTCGGTCCAGTAGGGCACGCCCCAGCGATAGGCACCGGCCAGGCTCTGATTGAGCATGTCGATGATTTCGTTGCGCTTGCCCTCGCCGAGTTTCCAGACGTAGCGAGTGTGACCGCTCCGGGTCTTCTCCGGGACGCGGGCTTCCGATGTCGCCTGCTGGTAGAAATCGTCGCCGAAGCCGCGGGCGAAACGGATATAGCCCGCCTGCTCCGGATCGTCCTTTTTGTAGTCCCGGTAGAGCCGGATCTTGAAGGCCGAGGCGTTGAAGGTGAAGAAGCGGGAGGACCACTTCTGCTTCTTCGGCTTGCCCTTCCGGTCGTACTCTTTCGTCTGCACGATCGGCGGTGCGGCTTCCGTATTGC